GAAGCACCAATAACTATAAGCAGCACGTGGTAAGCTTTACCCTGTGTTTGTTACACACTGGTTGAAGGGGTACTTCTTTGATAGTGGTAAGGAGTCTGTTAGAACCCACCATAGCACTTATTTAGACAATGAATTTATCGATGATGAATATATTGGTGTTTTGGGTGCGCTTAAGGAAGCTGACCCATATTATCATACTGTTTATGCATTAGGTCAGTGGGGCGTTGTCGGAAAAACACTTTACAATTCGCAGATAGTAACGGAACGTTTGACGAAAGTTCTGAATGTTCGCGGAATTCGCGGGGACTTCATTTACAGATATGAGTATGATCGGATAGTTGATAAGTCTATCCGTTTTGTGGCTAATGAGGCAGGGATGGTTACACTGTACGAGCTGCCGAAACCAGATTATCCGTATTGTATCGGGGCGGATACTGCTGAAAGCGGCGAAGATTATTGCGCCGCGTCGGTAAGGGAAAATATAAGCATGGGGCAGGTAGCAGTATTTCATGGGCAGCTTGATATTGACTTGTTTGCTAAGCAGTTATATTGTCTTGGTAAACACTATAACGAGGCTCTAATTGGAGTTGAGACAAATTTTGATACTCACCCTGTCAAGGAGTTGCAGCGATTAGGTTATTACCGGCAGTATATGCGGGAAAAATTTGACCAAATAACTAAAACTCTCCAGCGTAAATGGGGCTTTAAGACTACTAAGATTACTAGGCCGGCAATTATTTCTAAGCATATTGCTTTAGCCAGAGAACAGATTGATACTTTTAATTCAGCGGTACAGCTAGAAGAAATGCTGACATTTGTTCGCAATAAGGAGGGAAGGCCTGAAGCTAAGGAAGGTATGCACGATGATTTGCTTATGGCGGATGCTATTTGCTGTGAAATTAGGGCGCAGCAGACTGAAAAATTGCCTATGGAGGTTAAGGTTAAGTCATTTATTGCTGAGCATAAAGATAGAATAGCAAAGGGCAATAGGGTTAGAAGATTGGTATAAGGAGGGTGATTATTATGAATTTATCTGCGCATGACCCTGATTCAATACAGGCTAATGCTAAAGAACTAATTAAGGAACACGACCAGCAAACCGTAGAAATTATCGTATCACTTGCCGCCAGGTCAGCGTTTAAAATGCAGAATCCTGAGAAACAATTGCCAGAATACTTACAGCCTGGCAATGTATTAAATACAATATGGGGGAGGGAAAAAGAATGGAAGAATACCGAGCGCAAATCTGGCCTAGTGAAATGATGCTTTATTGTGATATGTATTTATGCACTGAATTTGCAGCGTGGCACTTAGGCAGGCCTGACGGGCCGCTAAATAACCTTGTTAATTTGTGCGATAAATGCAAAAACAGCATAGTGGAATCATTAAATATTGAGCAGAAGGAGATCGTTGCGCCTAAGACGGCTATACCTGACGCTGTCGCTATTAAGCAGGCAACGCATATTTGCTCTGAGTGTCTTAGGGGCTTTACTACGCTGAGAGGGCTTGAGCTTCACATTCAACATAGGCATAAAAAGGCGGTGTAAATGTGAACTGGGAAATATTATTTATTTTTACTTTAACTATTACGGTATTACTATTTGATAAATTTCAAGCCGTTAAGGAGAGGGAAAAGGATCGGGTTGAAAGGGAAAAACTTTATACAAGGATAATGTGCAGGGACATACAAGAATTTGAGAGGTATACTATGCCGCCGCCTTCCGGCAGCAATCCGTACGTTGATAAGCTCAATGCTTATGAAATATATAAAAGTCAGCTTCGTAATGCTGAAATAGATGATACAATTTAACCCCAAAAGGGGGCGGTTTCGTGGCTAGTCAAGCCAAAGATAAGACGGCGATAACTCAAGAATCGCTTGTTTCAATGGTAAAAGACGAGCATAAGCGCAGGGAACAGGATCGCATGGCTTATGAGCTTGTCTGGAAATTAAATGTTGCTTTCATTGAGGGTAACCAGTATGTTGATGCTGATGCCGCCTGCTCTGCGCTACTTGAAATTCCTAAGATGTTTATTTGGCAGGAGCGGGAGGTTTTTAATCAGATAGCGCCTATTATTGAAACAAGGATTGCCCGCCTTGCCCGTTTGCGTCCACTGTTAAAGGCAAGACCAGGCACCAATGAACGCTCTGATATTAGGGCGGCTAAGATCGGGTCGGCAATTCTGAAAAATATTTATTATGAGCAGGGAATTCAAAGCCTGATGGGTGAAATGTATGCTTGGATGGAAGCTTGCGGGAGCGTATTTGTTAAAAATATCTGGAATCCTGACACTGGGCCGCTGGTCGGCATGGAAAAAGATGAAGAAGGCAATGTCATTAATATTTACGAGGGTGATTTAGATGTAATTGTTTGTCCGGCATTTGAAATTTATCCTGACACTAATTATCGCCAAACAGTAGACGCTTGCCGGTCAATTATTCATGTTAAATTATACCATATAGACGAAATAAAAGATATTTGGGGGGTGGAAGTCGAGCCTGAAGATACTGTTGCGACAAAGTTGCAGCGGGCCATGACAGGGCTTTCAGGATTAACAGGCGCCATGCAGTTTAGTAGTGCTAAAATGAAAGACTATGCCGCAATTAAAGAATACTGGGAGAGGCCATGCAAGCAGTACCCCAATGGAAGGCTAATAGTTGTTTGTAATGATAAGCTTATTCACTTTGGCGACATGCCGTATCCACTTGGTAAAGACGGCAGGCCAACGTATCCTTTCGTTAAAGTGGATTGCATTGAGCGGCCAGGGGTCTTTTGGGGCAGGACTATTGCCGAAAGGTTAATACCTTTGCAGCGCAGGTACAATGCCCTGAAAAACAGGAAGGTAGAATATTTAAACAGGGTTGCCATCGGTCAGTGGTCAATCGAAAAGGATTCAATGGAAATAGCTGACTTTGAAGCTAACGCTGGTGCGCCTGGGTATATTAACGTCAGAAATCCTGGTACGCAGCCGCCAGTGCCAATACAATCGGCGCAGCTGCCAAGAATGTTTAGCGAGGAAGAAATAGATATTCTGCAACAGTTTAACGCTCTTTCTGGTGTATCTGATTTAGCCAGACTTTCAGAAGCTGAGCCTGGCGCCAGATCTGGTGTTGCCATGGGCATACAATTAGGGCAGGATGATGCCAGGCTAGTATCTACTGTCAAGAATTTAGAAACATTTTTAGTTGATTGTGGGCGCCAATGGTTACGGCTCTACAAGAAGTATGTTTCTGGTTCGCGTACACTCAAAACCGTTGGCAAAGATAGCCTTGTTGAAGTGATTGACTGGACGGGCGCGGATATTACTTCTGATGATGTGGTGGTCGAAGCATTTTCTTCACTATTAGAGCCACCGGAGCAAAGACGGCAGATGGTATTTAACCTTATGCAATCTGGACTTCTACATGATGAGAACGGCAAGATTAACAAGCATATGAAGTCTAAGATTTTAGAGATTATCGAACTAGGCAATTGGGAATCAGTTGATGATGATGAACAGCTGCACGTATCTAAAGCACACCGCGAGAATTTAAAGCTGTCAGGTGGTCAGACGGTTATGCCGGATTATTTTGATGACCATGTAAGGCATATTTATAACCACAACAATAATAGGCTAACCGTTGATTATGAAGAATTGCGGCTGCAGTTTCCGCAGGTGGATCAATTCTATGAAGCTCACGTTAGCGCTCATTTGGAAATGATGGGGCCAGAAGTTGATCAAGCAGTTGGTATGGAACAGTTACCACCAGAACAACCAATAATAACGGGTGAAAACGCTGTGATGGCGCCACCCGAAACAGGAGGAATAATTTAAGTGACTGAGCAAAATACCGATAACCTTGCGGCAGAAAAACCGGCTACCTTGGCGGATTTTCTAAAAAGCTACGAGGCCGGAATAACTAAGGCGACTGATACTAACCCTGAACCGGTGCAGGACACACCTGCACAACCGGAGCTTATACTGGGCAAATTCAAGTCGCAGGAGGACGTTATTAAGGCGTATCAGGAAGCAGAAAGGAAAATCTCTGAGCAGGGACAGAAGCTCCACGCCATGACCAATTACGAACAACAGCTACTGCAGGAGCAGGCTAAGCGGCAGCAGTACGAATCTATGCTGCAAACAATTATGGCTGGACAAGCAAATAGCCCTGAAAAGAAAGAACAGCAGCGTAAAAATTGGGAGGAAAGATATTATAATGATCCGCAAGGTGCGATTCGCGAACTTTTAGACCAAGAACGGCAAGCAATATACGAATCGCAGATCAAACCCTTGCAGGACACAATTGAGCAACAGTATCAGCAGAATCAATTTGTGGCACAGGTTAACCATTTGAAGCAAAAATATGCCGACTTCAATACTCTTGAGGCAGATATTATCAAAATGTTTGAGGAAAAACCGCATATTGCTTCTCTGCCCGATTCTGTTGAAACAGCTTACAACCTTGTTAAGGCAAGGCAAGCCACCTCTTACGGTCCCAGTGAGCTGCTGCAAAATCCGGAGATTCGCGCATTGATATTAGCTAACCCCGATATAAAGCAAGAGATAATTAATAGTTACCTCAAAGAAATAAGATCTGGTCAGCCGCCAGCAGTAATATCCAGATCGGGAGAAATACCTTCAGCCATGCCCGCTGAAATCAAGAGTACTAGTGATGCAAGAAAAGCGTCATTGTTGTACTTCCAAAATATGATGGGCAGTGGCCAATAACTAATATAATAGAGGTGAATTAAATGACTACCCTTAACGTAACTGCTATAGCGGAAGCGTTGAAACTGTTTTATTTGCCTGGCCTTCGCTATCAATTGAACGATAAAGCGTCGGCATTTTTGGCGCAAGTTGAGAAGAATAGCGAGAGTGTATCTGGCAGGGAGATCAGGATGGCTTTGCGTTTTGGTCGTGTTGGCGGTATCGGTAACCGTCCTGACGATGGAATATTGCCGACCCCTAATGCCCGCAAAACCAGACAAGCCGCTTGGGAAACCAAAAATATATTTGCCCGTTTCCGGTTAACCGATAAGGTAATTGAGTCTTCCAAGTCTAATGTCGGCGCGTTTTCGTCGATGCTGGAGCTTGAAATTAAAGACTGCGAAACGGATGCCAAACTTGACCATTCCCGTCAGGCTTTAGGGGATAGCGTTGGCATACTGGCAACGGTGAGTGGTACACCTACTCATAGTGCTGGCGTCGTGACCGTAAACTGCAACACGACTATGTATCTTGCCGTTGGGATGCTTATCGATATTCGGATGCCTGGTGGGGCGACAAGACATGCCGATTGTAATGGTAGGGAAGTTTTATCCGTTTTATCGGCAACACAGTTCACCTATTCAGGAACTACCAACGTGCCGGCTGCTAATGATGTTGTTGTGGTTGCAGGCAACTTTGGTTTGGAGTTAACTGGATTGGCGGCGGTTGTTAATACCGGCAACATTCTTTACGGTATTAACCGTGCTACACCTGGTAATGAATGGTTAAACTCTAATACAATTAACCTTGGCACCGCTATCAGTGAAACGGCAATCCAGACACAGATTGACAGGGTAGAGCAGAATAGCGGTTCTGCAATAAATTTCCTTTTCTGCTCTTTAGGTGTAAGGCGGGCGTACCAAAACTTACTGACAGCCTCTAAGAGGGTAGTAAATTCACTTGACCTTCAGGGCGGTTGGAAAGCCTTGTCTTATACTGGTGGCGCTGGAGAGATTGCTGTTGTTGGCGATAGGTATGTTCCGGCAGGGACTATGTTTGGCTTAGACCTAAACGACTGGAAGATGTACCAACTTGCTGACTGGAACTGGCTAGATAAAACTGGTTCCATATTAACACAGGCGGCTAACATGGCGGCGTTTGAAGCAACATTAGTGAAGTATGCCGACTTGGGTTGCCAAAGACCTAGCGGGCAGTTCGTAATGCGCACAATTACAGAAGCTTAACATGTGGGGCGGGGAAACTCGCCCCTATTTACTTATGGGGGACAGATATATTGAAAAGCAGGATCAGGCAGCGGTTATACGGCAAGCAGCATTTAATACCGATAGAATCAAGCGCCTTTAAAATACCGGAGAGACTGCGGGAGATTGATAAAAGTTTATTCGTGTGCTTTAACGCTAAGAGACAGTCGTATGAGGTTCACTGCCTAGATAATGTTGGCGATACGTTTGCGTTAAATGTTGGACTTGAGCTTGATGCAAGGGTAATTGAACTGGTAAGGCGCAATTCTTTATTGATTCATGGGCGTAAAGTGTTTGATGAAATTGACGAACATAATGCAGAGGTTGAGCGTAAAAACCAGCGTGATAGGGATAGCGAAATAAAAGATGTGGCGAGGGAACTTCATAAACCCGTAAAACGCCTTGCTTACTGGGGGGAATAGTGTATGCTTAAGTTTTCCGACATTAAGCAAATGTATGAAGATACTATTGGTTTAACAGTTGATGCCCGCACACTGGCAGGTCATATTTATTTAGCAGAAGTAGAAATTGCCCGAAGGTATGGACCTTTAGCGGAATTCACCACTATTGCGATTAAAGACGTATTGTATAACTTGCCATTTGACCATATTGAAACAGCAGAGGTAAAGAAAGACGGGAAGGATTATTTTAATTATACTATTGACGCATACGGGCGAATTAAGTTTAGTGAAGATGGCACGTATATTATGCTTTATCATGTAGTGCCGCTGATAATTGATTATGCTGCAGACGGCAGCCCCTCATGCCACCACCTGTTTCATGCGTCAATTTTGAGTTATTGCCTTGGCAAATACTGGGAAACTAAGTCGGAAGGTATTGCGGGGGAGGTAAGGATGGCGGCTAATTACTATCAGGATTTTTACCGGCAGATTAATGAAACAGCGACAGTGTTAAGGCGAAGGGCATTTAAAAGGCTTATTGTTCAGAAGGAGGCGTTCGTATGACACACTACGCGCCACTAGTTAATAGTCCGGTTACTTATCTTGCGGCTTCGATTAATAATACTGTAACAACTGTTCCTGTAATTGACGCCTCTAAACTTCCCGCTGCGCCTAACTTGGCTACAATTGGTACTGGAGAGAATGCAGAGACAATTCTTTATACAGGAAGATCCGGCAACAATTTAACTGGAGTAACAAGGGGCTTTCAAGGGACGGCAAGTTCTTGGAACCAAGGTATCCCCATAGCAAGGCAGTTAACAGCACATGACATAAGTCAGTTGCAAACTGATACTGCTGTTGCCAATACTGCTATTAATGCCGCTACTAGTGCCGCAACAGCGAATACTATTATTAGGCGTGACGCTAACGCGCGGGCACAGATAGCCACGCCTGCCGTTGCTGCCGACATTTCAACCAGAGGGTATGTCGACACTGCGATAGCCGCGATTCCACCGGCACAGGCAGCGGTATTAATTGCCATAATTGAGGATCAGAAGGCACAGAATACACAAGGCGGGAGTTTTGATAGTGGCGCCGATAGGACAAGGGTTCTCAACACTTTGGTCTACAATAGGGGTAGTGTGGTATCACTTGCGACTAACCAGTTTACGATAACGCCAACTGGTACGCAGGAATTTCTT